TATCGAATAATTTTCCCTTCCGTCTTTTTGGAGGGAAAGGAAAATATCGAATAATTTTCCCTTCCGTCTTTTTGGAGGGAAAGGAAAATATCGATTAAATTTTCCCTTTCCGAAATGGAAAATATCGAATCGGAATCGAAAATTTCCGTGTGACGGAAAATATCGAATAATTATCGAGTTTTTCCGAGGGAAGGAAAATCTATTATTATAAATAATAGGAATAAACATTTCCCTCACGGTCACAGGGGTGAAGTAAGGCGGGCTTAAGCACTGCCCGCCCTACCTTCCTTCCCCTGACCTGTGACAAGAAAAAATTTAAGTTAAGTAAAAAGAAAGTTGGTAAATAATGGCAAATAAAATCAAGCGAAATAAGTTGATTAGTGTTGCACGAAAAATGCCTCCTTTGTATCATAGCATTCCTGGTGAAAAGTTTGACATCAGAAAAAGCAGAACATTATGGTGGCTAATCAAACAACCTGAGATTTTAAATTATGTGTGGAACAATATCAAACAGTCTGGTTTCGTTAAGTATGACAGTGTTACTGGAAAATGGACAGGAATTGATTTTGAATCGGAGGAAAGCAATGATTGAATTTTTTGTGCCAATGATACCTCCAACAGTAACAGCTCAAGAACATAAAGTCACGATAAGGAATGGTAAGCCTATGTTTTATGACCCACCGGAGCTTAAAGAGGCTAAATCGAAAATCTTATCAGGACTTTATCCACACAGACCTCAGAAGCCGTTTGATGGCGGTTTACAGCTAATTGTAAAGTGGTTATTTCCGAAAGGCAATCACAAGAACGGAGAATATCGTATAACAAAGCCTGATACAGATAATCTTCAAAAGATGCTTAAAGACTGCATGACGAAATCAGGCTTTTGGAAAGATGATGCTTTGGTATGCTCTGAAGTATGCGAAAAATTTTGGGCTGAACAGCCAGGAATTTATATCAGAATTGAAGAAATACAAAGGCATATAGATTGAGGAGGAATAAAAAAATGAACTTCCATTTTGATGATGAGAAAATAAAGGAATTTGTAAAGGCGCGCAATGAAGCATTATTCAGCCTTGATGAAAATAAAATCAAGGCATTTATGAAAAAATACACCCGTTTTGAAGAACCGCCTAAGGATAAAATTGTCTTTTTTGCAATGGTTTTCAAGGCTATCTGCAACATAACAGATGCGCCGCCGGAGGTTAAAGCCAAAGCTAAAATTTGGCTCAAGGAACATGGTTTTAAGGAGAGTTTGAAATGAGAGAAATATTATTCAGGGGTAAAGCGATAAACCGTGACAAAGGTTATCATCTAACAGAATACAAGAACGGCGAATGGTTTTATGGATTAGTTACAAAATTGTATGATGAACAGTTTAAAAGTCTACCTGCCGAAATGACGAATACAAACGGCATAAGAGGCATCGAAATTGATTACAAAACAATCGGGCAGTACACAGGCTTAAAAGATAAGAACGGCAATAAGATTTTTGAGGGAGACATACTCAAACTTATTAGCGATAATGAAATATCATATTACGATGTTGTGTATTCTGAGGCTGATTGCAGGTGGATAATCAGGCAAAATGGATTATTTCAATACCAAGATGTTTTAGACAAATTTGTCGAAAGATATATGACAGTTGCAGGCAACATATACGACAGCCCAGAACTTTTGGAGGAATGAAAATGGATAAACAATGCGAAAAAAACTGCATAGCCAATCTTAACGGCGTTTGCTGTTTAAGCAGATGTAGGGGTCAGATAATTGTACTTAAAAAGTGTAATAAAATTTTTCAGCGGAAAAACGTTGTAAAATGTACAAGCTTTTGAAAGAGACGCTTGGCGAAGATTTTGAGTGTAATGAAAGCATTTTTGAGGACGAGGAAGATTGAGGAGGAATCAGAGTGACAGCGAAAGAATATTTGAATCAGGCAAGAACGCTTGATTTGCTTATCAATGCAAAGCAGTCGGAACTTTATAGTCTGAAGCTTATGGCTACATCATTTTCGAGTCCTGTAATTTCAGAAAAAGTCCAATCTGGTGGCGAGAATAATGCTATGCGAATCATAGATAAAATTGTAGATTTACAGAATGAAATAAATCTTGAAATTGATAAACTTGTAGATTTAAAATCCCAGATAAGGGATGAGATAAAGCAAGTAAATGACCCAGTCGAAAGAATACTTTTAACAGAGCGATACATAAATAATAAAAGCTGGATGGAAATAGCGAATATGATGCACTACACTGAACGACAAGTTCATAATATTCACGGCAAAAGCTTAAAGCATTTCAGTAAATTTCATTGAATTTCAGTATGTAAATAAAATATAATATAAACTGTGAGATGAGGGCGGAAGAGAGTGTGCAGCCATTGCGTGCAAATCACTCCACCGCCAACAACTTGGTACTTCTTTCTATATGTTGTTCATACAAATACACGCTCAGTAACAATGAGCCACCCGTCAGAGCGTTATCTGACCCACATACGAGTTGCATTTTTTGCACCTCCTGAAATATTTTGGCATAGAGAGCTGTCTGTTTTCAGATGGCTCTTTGTGTTATATAGAAAAAAATAAGAGTGGTGGTGACCTTGAATGATGAAAACTTGATACCAAACAGCAAACGAACTCCGAGCGAACTCCGAGAAATTACTTCAAAAGGCGGTAAAAGGTCAGGTGAAAGCCGTCGCAGAAAAAAGACAATGAAGCAAGTTATGGATATGCTTTTAGATATGCCTGCGAATACTCCGCAGGATTGGAAGTTACTTGCTGATTTAGGGCTTAATCTTGATGAACTTGATGAAAATACAGTAAATAATATACTTGTTGTAAATGCTGCTTTGTTGAAAAACGCAAAGCAAGGAGATGTTGCAAGCATTAAGGAATTAAGAAACATAATTCGTGATGACGATTTGCTGAAGCATAAGATTAAGACCGAAACAGCTCGCTTAGAACTTGAAAAAAAGAAGTCTGAACCTGAAATAATGCCCGAAAAAGAATATTCAGGCATTCCAGCAAGGTTGATTGCACCGACTTTTTCACCAGTGCTTTTTGACATAGAAGAACATAAATATTCCGAATATGTTTTCCCTGGTGGTCGTGGCTCGACAAAATCTTCTTTCTGTGGTCTGAATGTTGTTGACCTCATTATGAAGAACGAGGATATGCACGCTTGCGTTTTAAGGCAGGTTGCAGATACACTCAGAAGTTCGGTATATCAGCAGATATTGTGGGCTATATCCGCTCTTGGAATTGATAGCGAATTTAATTGTACAGTATCACCACTGGAAATTACACGAATTAAAACAGGTCAAAAGATATATTTCAGAGGTGCTGATGACCCGAACAAAATCAAGTCTATAAAAGCACCATTCGGATATATCGGTATTATATGGTTTGAAGAACTTGACCAATTTGCTGGTGAAGAAGCTGTCCGTAAAATAGAGCAGTCTGTTATCCGCGGAGGGGATTTAACATATAAATTCAAGTCGTTCAACCCTCCGAAATCCGCTCAGAATTGGGCTAACAAATACATAAAAATTCCTCGTGAGGACAGGCTCGTAACAGAAAGCACTTATCTTACAGTGCCTAAAAAATGGCTTGGAAAACAGTTTTTAGACGATGCGGAGTTCCTAAAGGAAACTAACCCTATCGCTTACGAAAACGAGTATATGGGCGTTGCAAACGGCACTGGTGGCAATATTTTTGATAACATTGAAATAAGAGCTATTACAGACGAAGAAATCGAACATTTCGACTATATCTTTAATGGCGTTGACTGGGGCTGGTACCCCGATTTATACGCTTTTGTGCGTGTACAGTATGTCGCTTCACAGCACACATTGTATATTTTTCAGGAATACACCTGCAACAAAACAAAGAATATTGATACAGCAAAGCACCTTATAGAGCTTGGAATAACGGGTAATGACCTTATAACCTGCGACAGTGCAGAAAAAAAGTCAGTTGAGGATTATCGAGCCTATGGACTTCTTGCAAGAAATGCCGAAAAGGGTCCTCATAGCCGAGATTATTCGTATAAATGGCTGCAATCGCTTTGTAGTATTGTTATTGATAACGAGAGGTGTCCAGTTGCTGCCAAGGAGTTTTTGGATAAGGAATACGACAGGGACAAAGAAGGCAATGTCATAAGCGGTTATCCTGACGGTAACGACCATACAATAGATGCGGTTCGTTATGCGACAGAGAGAATTTGGAGAAGGCGAGGTCAGTAAGCTATGAGTGTTATTTCAAGAATAAAGGAGTGGATAAAGAAAATGCTATCAAAGTCAGATGTAAGTAGTGTCTACGGCGTTGAGCTTGCAATAACAGACGATATGCTTAATGCAATCGAGGATTGGGAGAAAATGTATGCTGGCAAAGCATTTTGGATAAATCACGAAAAAGGAATTTATTCATTACGACTTGAACAGGCCGTCGTAAGAGAGCTTTCAAACATTTCCACAAACGAAATGACCATTAAAATATCAAATAAAAAGCTTGATGATATTTTTAGAAGCTCTGTAAAGAATCTGAATCTTAATCTTCAAAGAGGGCTTGCATCCGGCGCAATGATAATAAAACCGCTCGGCGAAGATAAAGTTCAGTTTGTTCCTCAATCGCAGTTTATTCCTGTTGAATACGATGTGAATGGTAGGCTAATCAAGGTTATTTTTCCGGAAGTTAAATATCTTGGAAATAACGATTATCGTATACGCTTAGAATATCACTCATTAGATTACGAGCAGGGTTTAACGATTACGAATAGAGCGTTCCGCTCTTTTGATGGTATATCACTGGGCAAGGAAATTCCTTTATCCGATGTAGCAGAATGGGCAAGTCTTCTACCTGAAATAAGCTATCCACTTATGCTTAAACCAGCATTTGGTTACTATGTCAATCCTGTTGCAAACACTATTGACGGCTCATATTCGGGCATATCAATATTTGATTGTGTAAAAAATCTTATACGATTGACAGACACTCAATTCGGTAGGCTTGATTGGGAATTTGAAAGTGGAGAAAGAGCTGTTGATGTTGATACAACGGCTTTGAAACCAACTGAAAATCTTCTGACGGGAAAGAAAAGTTTTGAGTTACCTAACTTAAAAGAACGGCTTTATAGGGGCTTGAATATATCAGGCGGAAGTAAAGGCGATTTTTACCACGAGTTTTCCCCACAGCTTAGACAAGTTGATTTTATTGCAGGTCTCGAGGAATACAAGCGAGAAATCGAGTTTGCAGTTGGTTTGGCTTATGGTGATATATCAAACCCTCAGACGATAGATAAGACAGCTACCGAAATAAAGTCATCAAAGCAAAGAAAATTTGATACTGTCACAGCGATACAAAATAATCTTAAATTATGCCTTGAGGATTTATGCTACGCTCTTGCATTTTATAACAAGCTTACACAAAGCGGATATGAAATCTCAATAAACTTTGAAGACAGTATACTTGCTGATGATGAGGTTAAGAGAGCAAGTGACAGACAAGATGTTGCTATGGGAGTAATGCCTTTGTGGGAATACCGTATGAAATGGTACGGAGAAGACGAAAAAACCGCTAAGGCTATGACTTCTAATAGTACAGCAGAGGTTATTGACTGATGTATACGCCGGAAGAAATAGAAGCCTTTTCAATGCTTTTTGATGATATGATGAGAAGTCTTGAGATTGAAGTAATGGAAGATGTGATTCGTCGTATAAGAATCAATGGTGAAATCGCCCGTTCTGCGGATTGGCAGTTATATAGACTTTATGAACTTGGAGAAAGCAAGAGAGCATTAAAAAAAATCATAAAGGACGCTTTCGGTTTTGATAGCAAAGAAATAAATCATTTGTATAAGGATATTATCCGAAAAGGCTATGCGAGAGATGAAACACTTTACAAAACAAAGGGCAAGCCGTTTATTCCATTTGAAAAAAATGAAGCCTTACAGCAGTACATATCAGCTATTGCAGAGCAGACAGCCGAAACTATGAAGAATATATCTCAATCGCTCGGCTTTGCTGTAAAATCAGGCGATAAGAGGGCATTTAAACCTATTGCGAAATATTATCAGACTACGCTCGACAACGCCATTAACGGTATTGCTACGGGCGTTTTTGATTATAATACTATTCTGAAACAAACGGTATCAGAGATGACGAACAGCGGTCTAAGAACCGTTGATTATGAAACAGGCTGGAGCAATCGAGTTGATGTTGCGGCACGCAGGGCGGTTATGACAGGGCTAACACAGGTTACGGCGAAGATTAACGAGAGCAACGCCGAAAAGCTTGAAACAGATATGTTTGAGGTTTCGTGGCATAGTGGTGCCAGACCTTCACACCAGGTTTGGCAAGGTCGGTGGTATAAACGCAGTGAACTTGAAAGCGTATGCGGTTTAGGCTCTGTTACTGGCTTGTGTGGTGCTAATTGTTATCATAGCTATTATCCAGTTGTTCCCGGTATTTCCGTTCCGACTTATACCGAAGAAGAGCTTACCGAGATGAATCGTCAAGAGAATATTCCGACTGATTACAACGGCAAGCAATATACAAAATATGAAGCTCTGCAAAGACAGCGGCAACTTGAAACAAGAATGAGAGCAGAACGGCAGAAAATCAAGCTATTGCAGGACGGTGAAGCTGATGAAACAGATATAATGCTTGCAAGGGCAAAGTACAGAGGTACTTCTCAAGAATATACAAGCTTTTCAAAAGCTATGGATTTGCCACAACAAAGGCAGAGAGTGGCTATTGACGGTTTGGGGAATATCGGTAGTGGTAAATGGAAAATATCAACATATAATATGTCAAAGCAAAGAGAATATAACGGAAATACTTGGAGCAGAATTGGTAGTAAAATATCAGAAGATGAGTATAATTTATTGGTAAAGCACGCTAATAATAAATGTATAAGGCTTGTTAGTTTTCAAAATTTTGATGGTGATGTTGAGCTTATCCACGAAATGATTGATAATGCCAATAATATAATTAGGGATTTTCCTTTATTAGCAAGCGGTAAAACTCAGTTACAGATACATAACTCATTTGGAATGGACGATGATGATTTTGCACAGACAATTGGCAATAAGATTTTTATAAATAATTATGCTTACAGAGATAGGCAAATTCTTGAAATAGAATATGATAAACTTGCAAATGAGGGTTGGTTTGTTAAAGGCACAGATTATAATTCTATTATTTATCACGAAATTGGTCACGCTGTTACCAATGTATATGGATTATCTCCAATGAAGATAGCAAAAGAAGTTACAGGATTGAATAATAATCAGTCTGTAGTTAATTTTGTATTAAATAACTTATCAGAATACTCAAGTAAAGATTTGAAAGGCAGAGAAATTATTTCAGAAGTTTTTTCAAGTGTTTATTCTAAGACAAATAATCAATTTGCCTTGAAATATTTTGAAGAATGTGTTAAGATAATTTTGAAAAGAGGTGGAGCATAATGACTAAAAATAAGGAATTATTTTATTGGCAAAATAACACAGATTGGTACACTTGTGACGATGAAGGAAATATTGTATTAAATAATAATGCTCCAGAAAGAGCCAAAAAGAGTTTTGAAAAGTGGAAAAAATGGAAAAAATATAACTCAGATGAAAATAATTTAATTTAAATTAAGCCACCCTTAAACAAGGCTGTTTTGATTACGGGGAGTTCTATGGATATAATTGAATTTCATAATAAAATGAAACAGCATTGTGAAAGTCTGAATGGAGAATGTTCACAATGCTGTTTCTTAGAATATTGCTATTCTCAAAAAAGAGACATTTATAATGATTTTTTGAGCGATGTTATATTTAGCCTTTCAAAGAATGAGGATAGCAATAAGGACACTTCCGCTCAGGTGATTCATAACCATCACAATGTTTTTCGTCCTTAAGTGAACATTGTGCATAAATCAATTCATCATTTTTATTCACCTCCTATAATATATTTCGGATACCAGCCGATAAGTAGATTATAGTGTGAAATATCAATATGTTCAATAACCGTTTTTAAAGTTAAAATGCTTTAAAGGCGGTTTTTCTATGCTATATAATTAGAAAGGATTTAAAAATGAAAATTAAACATAAAAAGATACTGGTATGTGGGCTATCATTAGCTGTGTTTGTTGGTATGATTTGTGGTTGTACAGAGGCAGACAGGGCGAAAAGAAATGTTCAACAAGAAGCAGATAATTTTAATGTTGAGCGTAGACTTAGTGTTATTAATATGCGTTCTGATAAACCGATATTAGAATTGACAGGTTATTTCTCATTATCTAACAATGATAATCATGAACTTGAGGTTACTATTGAAGTTGAAAATGGAAAATACAAGGTTGATTATATATACTTGAATGATTGGACAATGTATACTGTTGAAGATATTTCAGGTGCACATGTTGATAAATATCATTATGAAATAAATTTCTTACCTGAACAAATTATTCCGTATACATTTAAATCAAAAGATTAAGTAGAAAGTAGGTGAAACAATGGACTTCCGAGAATTTATAGAAGAAAGATTCATAAAAAGAAACTAAGCACTTTGAGAAATCAGGGTGCTTTTTTAATGCCCAAAATTGACCGCTCCGAAGTCGTAAAACTACGGATAGAATGAGAAGCAACCTCGTAAAAAGCGTATCGAAAGGAGCATTTATATGCAAAGAAAATTTTTAGAGGATTTAGGTCTTGAAAAGGAAATTGTCGATAAAATAATGAGCGAGAACGGCTCGGATATTGAAAAGACAAAGGCAAGACTTGAAGCCGAAAGAGACAACTATAAGGAACAGCTTGAAACGGCTCAGAACGCCCTTAAGGAATTTGACGGAATCGATGTTAAGGAATTGCAGGGTAAAATTGAAACCTTGAATAATGACCTTAAAAACAAAGAAACCGAATATCAATCAAAAATCGCTGATATGGAATTTAGTTCGGTGCTTGATAGTGCAATAAGCTCCAGTAAGGCACGAAATTCTAAGGCAGTAAAGGCACTTCTTGATATTGAAGCTCTTAAAACTTCCAAGAATCAAAGTGAGGATATAAAAACAGCAATCGAAGCTGTTAAGGCGGATAACGATTATTTGTTTGAATCAAATGAGCCTATTAATAACCCTGTTGCTCCTACCGGAACAGGTAATCCTTCAAGCGTTTCAACAGAAGCTTTTGCAAAAATGGGGTATATGCAAAGGCTTGCACTCAAAAAGTCAGACCCTGAAAAATATAATCAACTGAAAGGATGATAATTTATGTCAGAAACAACAAAGCTTATTGACCTCATAGACCCAGAGGTTATGGCGGATATGATTTCCGCAAAGGTAGATAAAAAGATGGTAGTAACACCTATTGCAAAGATTGATAATACGCTTGTAGGCACACCTGGCTCAACTATCACAGTGCCGTCATATAATTACATCGGTGATGCCGAAGATGTTGCAGAAGGAGTTGAAGCAGGCACAACAAAGCTTACAACTTCTACTCGTCAGGTTACTGTTAAGAAAGCTATGAAAGCGGTAGATTTAACCGATGAATCTGTACTTAGCGGATATGGCAATCCTATCGGAGAAACCAATAATCAGCTTGCTAAAGCTATTGCTTCAAAGATAGATAACGATGCTATGGACGCTCTTCTTACAGCTCCGCTTGGCTTTGACGGCTCATCAAAGGTTATTTCATATGCTCAGATAGTAGACGCAATCGACCTGTTTAATGAAGAAGTTAATACCGAAAAGGTAATGTTTGTCGCTCCTGCCCAGGTTACTGTACTTAGGAAGGATAATGATTTTATCTCTGCCGATAAGTACACAGGCAATGTTATTATGACAGGAGAAATCGGCAAGATTGCCAATACAAGAATTGTTCCGTCAAAGAAAGTTCCGCTATATTCAGAATGGTATAAGTTTGATAGTGCAGGAACAGCAACAACAAATTCAAATATTGCCGAAGTTCAGGAAACACTTCCTAATGCTAAGGTAGGCGATAAGGTCACAAAGGTTACTACACCTTGCTATTTTAATCCGATTGTTAAGTTGAATCAGGATAATGAAACAGAGGACGAAACTGCAGCACTTACAGTTTATCTGAAGCGTAATGTAAATATTGAAACAGAGCGTAAAACTCTCGCAAGAAAGACAATTATTTCTGCAGATGAACACTATGTTGCTGCACTTAGCGATGAATCAAAGGTTGTCATTGCAAAGTTTAAAAAGTGATGAAAGTAGGTGGTATCAATGACAATTTATGCAGACGAGGATTTCTATAAAAACAATTATCTTTGTGGTAAAAAGGCGGTTATTGATACCGCTTTTTCTTTTTATGCAAGGTCGGCAACGCAGAAAATTAGGCTTTATACTTGCGATAACATTGACGAAAACAATATACCGGAATGTGTAAAAATGTGTTGTTGTGAGCTTGCGGAAAAACTTTATAGCTATGAGCAATCAGATAACGACGGCGTATCGTCTGAAAGTGTTGGTGGCTGGTCAAAGTCATACGAAAGCACTTCCAACAAACAAAGAAACCTGAAATCAGATATACGAGAAATAGTATATAAATGGCTGTCAAACACAGGCTTGCTATATAGGGGGCTTAGGTGATGTTAAAAAACGCAGATTGTACGCTATATCTTTACAATAAAGCTACGCAAGGTTTTACAAGGCATTTTATAAGTGGCGTCTATTGGCGTGAAAATAAGGCGGGAAATGTCCTGAAAAGCGGCTTGCAGACCGCAGACAGCACCACTGTGTATTTATACTCTGATGAGATTAAACCGCTCACGGTGGCTAAGGATATGCTTGTAAGAGGTTTATGTGACTTTGATTTTGATAATACAAATCAACAGACAATTTCGGAAAGTATGAAGAATTTTAAAAATACATACAATGCAGTTACGGTCATGAGCATAGATGATTATATGTTCGGAAACCTTCCACACATTGAAATATCAGCAAAGTAGGTGAACTTATGCAGCTGAATGGAAAATTAATCTTAAATCCTGACATACTGCGAACTTACAATGATAAGCTTGCAAAAGCACAACAATTTGTTGACAGCGAGTGCATAAGACTTATGGTTCCCTACACCCCAATGCTAAGCGGGCAGATGATGCAGTCGGCAACTCGTGGAACAGTTATTGGCAGTGGTGAGATAAAATATAACTCACCATACGCTCGATACCAGTATTACGGCAAGCTGATGGTCTCAAGTATTACAGGCTCATCTTACGCTCGCAAGGGAGAAAGTAAAGTTCTTACTGGCAAGGATTTGCATTATAACAAGAGTAAGCACCCTCGAGCCGGTAAGCTGTGGTTTGAGCGTATGAAGGCTGACCGAAAGGAACAGATTTTGAAAGGGGCGGAAAGATTGTTGAAATGAATATAATCGAATTTGTTAAGAGCATTGTACAGGAGTTTCCTAAGATTGCAGAGGTGTGCAATGAAATTCATGTGGATTTTACGGAGGATACTCCTACAAATTACGGCTTATCATCAAGCGGTGATGTGCTTATTAAGCGTTATGTAAACGGTGATGAGGTTCGTCAGCATACATTTTCGCTTTATGCAGTGTATCAATCTATAAACGATTATGACCGTATTACAAACAGTGGCGTCCTGCTTGAACTGCAAATGTGGCTTGAAAACTATGCTAAGGGTCAACAGTTCGAGTTTGAAGTTGGAGACAAAATTTTTAGTTGTGAACTTCGCAAACTAACTTGTGCAAACGGTATGCTTTATGCAATACCTAATGAAAATATGAATGATGCGGTGCAGTATCAATTGCAAATATCCGCAAAATATAATTTATATAAAGGGGATTTAAACAATGAGTATTAAACAAAGAAGAACTATTGCAAACTACATTGATGTAGCAGAGGCAAGTGCAGAAGCACCAAGCTTTGCTTTTATGGGCGCAGGTTTTAAAAGCCTTGAAGAAAACCCTGCTGCACAGACAAAATCACGAAGATATGTTTGTGATAAGTCAGCAACAAAGACTATAAACGGCTATGACTGGTCAACTCCGTTTGAGCTTGACCAGATTCGTGAGCAGGAAGCTGTTGAATTTATCTGCAAGGTTGGTGAAAAACAGCTCACGGGTGCAGATGCAGAACGAGATTATGTTATGGTAGATATGAGTAGCCCCGTTGCAAGCACTGAAAATACATATAATGCAAGAAAAGTCAAGGTCGCAGTTGAGCTTGCAAGCTTTTCTAATGATGACGGCGACCTCGGTGCAAGTGGTAATTTGCTTGGCGCAGGCGAAATTATCGAGGGCACATTTAATACAAGCACAAGAACATTTACAGCAAAGGAGTGATAAATAATGCTTATTATGGGACACGAGGTTCAGGACCTCGATTTTCTTGACGCAGATGTTCTCGAAAAGGTCGAAAAAGCAAGTAAAAAAGTTTTTGATGAATGCAAAAACGCAACAAAGAAAGCAAAGGTTGAATCGGAAGCTGTTAGAAATCAGTGTAAAGCTATCGCAGGATTTATAGATGAACTTTTTGGAGAAGGAACAGCGGAAAAGTTGATTAAAAACGGTTCGAGCCTTTTCGATTGCATAAATGTTTTTGGTGAAGTTATCAAAGCAATAGAGCAAATTAAGGCAGAGCAAAATCAAGAATTTGAAAAATTGTTTAGCAAGTATTCTGTCGAAAGAATTAAAAGAGAATGAGCCTGCTTATAGATAATGCTCCAAAGAGCGTTAATATTGACGGTGCGGAGGTTGAAATAAATTCAGACTTCCGCACAGCAATATTATTTGAACAGATGATGTTTGACGAGGATTTTCCTGAACATCTTAAAATAGCGAATGCTTTACAATTATTTTATCCTGTATTACCTAACAATCTCAATGAAGCAGTTGACAAGCTTATTTGGTTTTATTCTTGTGGAAAGGATAGGAAAGAAAGCGGTTCTAAGCAGTCCGAAGGCGGTCGTTGCTATGATTTTGAATATGATGACGGATATATTTATGCGGCATTTATGCAGCAATACGGCATAGATTTAGAAAGCATAGAATATTTGCACTGGTGGAAGTTTAACGCTCTATTTAAATCACTTACAAATGATTGTGAGATTGTAAAAATTATGGGCTATCGTACTATGAAAATCAGCAGTAAGATGTCTACAAGCGAGCGTCAATTTTACAGTAAGATGAAAAGACTACACGCCTTGCCTAAAAGTCAAAGTGAAAATGAGAAAATCAGCGAAATTGAAAAAATGTTGATGAAGAAATAAAAATATTCTTTACTTTTGCAGTTATTTGGTGTATAATATCTACAAAATAATTAACAAGAGGTGTATTTTTATGAAAAAGAGAGCGATTTCAACTATTTTAGTGGCTTTATTGGTCTTATCGGCATTTGCTGGGTGTAACGGAAAATCCGAGGCTCAATTAGAACTTGAGAAGACACAATCTGAACTTTCTGAATCGCAAAAAAATTATGAAAAAGCTACAGACGATTTAGCAAGCTCACTAAAAGGAGCTTATGACCAAATTGGCAAATTTCAAGATGGCATAGATAATGTTGGAAATTCTGAAACAAACAGTCAAAGTAGTACAAGCAAATCGGAATATAGTTATAAACCTTATACTGACGAATCAAAACTCATATTTTCAAGCAATGATGAATTTGAAAAGTATTTGAAAACTAACAATAAAAATGTCGATGGTAAGACTGCAACAGTAACAGGCACAGTAGATACAATGTTCAAAGTGACAGAAAAAAACTATTTAACACTCAAAACTGATGAGCCGTCAGCTGACACTCAAGTGATGTTTGAAATAGACAATGCAGACGCTGCAACTATAAAAGAAGGCAATGTTATTACAATATGTGGAGATATAGATGATTCGTCAGTTTATGATGATAAAAATGGTAATATTTATGTCTTTTTTATAAAAAACTGTTTAGTGTTGTATCGTTAAATTTAAGGAGTTGATAATCTTTGACATTTCGAGATTGGTATCAGAATCAAATAATTGAATGCTTTGATGGCAAAAAAATAACACGAGCGGAGTTTAATAATCAAGTTTACAAAAAAATATCGAGGATGCAACTTCACTTGGAACCGATTTGGTTGAAGTAACTAGAGAATTAGCTTGCTGTGCTGAATGTGCAAAATATAGAGGTCGTTGGTTTAGTATATCAGGAAAAGATAAGCGTTTTCCCAAAATGCCCATTAATTATGGTTGTACTTGTCAAGGTATTAATTTTTTTCCTGTAATTTATGGTATTTCAGAACCTACTTATTGCCCCAAAAGTATGAATATTATAGAATACAGTAACAGACCATTTATTGATGATAGAAAATCAAAAGAGAAAAAAGATTATAATATGTGGCTAAAACAAATGGAAAACGAACAGCAGTTTGAGCCCTATAAGATAAGGTTAAATAAAATAACTGAGAAAGATAAACGGGAGTATGAATGGTTATGCAAAAATCTGCCAAATATTGCTCCTAAGTCTTTTAGTGGATATACTAAGATGAAAAGAAGTTATTCAAAAAATTTCTTGAAATTATCGGAACAAGCGAAAGAGTTAGGAAAGAATATTTGTTATTCTGACTCTGAGTTAGCCGAGTTAGAAAGTATAAAGCCTTATCAAGAAATATATTTTAAAGTGAAAAAGGAATGTTCTGAATATTTTAAGAAAAAGTAAAACAACTTAATACCCAAGCGTACATCTTTCGAGGTGTGCGCTTTTATTTTGCAAGAAAGTAGGTGAGAATATGAGCTATGACGGAAGTTTGAAATTTGATACTAAGATTGACAGCAACGGTTTTTCTACTGGCTTATCTAAGTTAAAAAAACTTGCCAAAACTGGTGTAGGAACAGTAGGTACAGTGACTTCTAAAGCTACTGATATGATTGGAAAATTTACATCAGTAGTAACAACATCAGTAGCGACAGTTTCAGCAGGGATAGGAACTATAGGAACAGCCGCCGCAAGAGTAGGTATGGACTTTGAAGCGGCTATGTCGAAAGTATCATCTATATCTGGTGCAACTGGAAATGACCTTCAATCTCTTACAGATAAGGCGAAAGAGATGGGAGCAACTACAAAGTTTTCTGCCACTGAATCTGCGGAAGCATTTCAGTATATGGCTATGGCTGGCTGGGACACTAAATCTATGCTTGATGGTATTGATGGTATAATGAATCTGTCTGCCGCCGATGGCTTAGACCTTGCAACCACATCAGATATTGTAACGGACGCTCTTACAGCATTTGGACTTTCTGCAAAAGATAGCACACACTTTGCAGATGTCCTTGCTACAGCTTCAAGCTCCGCTAATACAAATGTTTCAATGCTCGGCGAAAGCTTTAAGTATGTAGCACCTCTCGCTGGCTCTATGAATTATTCCATTGAAGATGTTTCACTTGCACTTGGTCTAATGGCTAATGCAAGTGTAAAAGGCTCAATGGCAGGTACAAGCCTAAAAACTGCTTTATCTAATTTGGCATCACCAACAAAAAGTATGGCAAGCGAAATGAGCAAGCTTGGTATATCTATGACCGACAGTAATGGCAATGCTTTAGGTCTGAGAGATATTATTATACAGTTACGAGAAAAGTTTGGAAAACTTTCAGAAACTGAAAAAGCAGCGACTGCATCAACACTTTTTGGAAAAGAAGCTATGTCGGGTATGCTTGCTATAATAAACGCAAGTGACGCTGATTTTAATAAATTGACTGACAATATTAGCAACGCCGATGGAGCAGCAAAGCAAATGGCTGATACCCTTAACGATAACCTAAAAGGTGATATTACGATTGCAAAATCAGCTCTTGAGGGGTTCGGTATAACAATTTATGAAACTTTAGATACAGACCTTCGCAGTGCTGTACAGCTTGGAACAAAATATATTGATGAACTTTCAAAAGCTTTTACAGATGGTGGTTTGCAAGGTGCTGTGAAAACAGCTGGTGACATCTTCGGTGAAATCGCTACCAAAGCAGCAGAAAATGCTCCGAAGATGATTGATTCTGCATTACAGTTTATTGATAGCTTTGCGAATGGCATTAGGGATAACAGCTCAAGACTACTTAGTGCAGGACGAAGTATAGTGCAAGCGATTATTGAAGGTATTATTAATTTTGCAGGCTATGGCTCTGAACTTATTGACGGAGCAGTCGCTATAATCGAAAATTTGATACTCGCAATAAGTGCAAACGAAAGCGAATTGCTAAAAGCAGGCGAATCTATAATCGATTCTATCGTAAATGGCATTGTGAACCTTGCAAACAATGCAGGAACTGTTGTAAGGGGTGTAGTTGCACTTATAAAGTCATTTATAAAATCTATTAAAAACAATAAGGATAAGCTATTGACAGCCGCAAAAGAGATTGTTAAGGCTATTACAGATGGGCTTGTCTCTTTATTACCTAAGGAAGTACAAACACCTGTTAGAAAGTGCATAGATGCTATAACAAAGCTGTTTAATAGTAATGGTTTGAAAACTGCGATTGTTAAAGTAGGCAGATTTATAGGTGAACTTGCAGAACAGATTGCTAACCTTGCAAGTAATGTTATTCCTTTGTGTACAGAAGTGATAGGATTCCTTATTGATAACTTTGATACCATAGCTCCACTTGTTATAACTGCAGTTACGGCAATTAAAGCTTATCGTGAAGCTACACTTCTTGCTAATATGGCTCAAGGAATGCTTAATGGTACTATGTCAGCTAATCCAATAGGAATAATTGTAAGTACTGTTGCTGCTCTTGTAACTGGCATAATGACACTTACCTTTTGGTTTAATAAAACCAGTGATGCCGAAGCGGATTTAAAAAAATCACAAGAAGAACTTGAAAAATCCCAAGAACATTACGAGGAAACAACAGATAATCTTGCTGATTCGTTGAAAAGTGCTTATGACCAAATGGGCAAATTTCAAGAGGGCATAGATAATGCAAAAAGTTCACTTGATGGTGTTGACGAAAATCTTATTATACCTGAGGAAACAAAAGAAAAGCTTGAAAAAGATATGCAAGCTTGCCAAGATAAAATTGACGCTGTTGTAAAGCTTGCGTCTGATGAACGAAGAGAACTGACACAAAATGAAGTTGATGAACTTGATAAGCTCATTGAAAAGCAAAAGACTATTGCAGAGCAACAGCTCAAACTTGAAATGAATAGAGCTGATACGGCACAAACATTAGCTCAAGCTTTTGTTACAGATTTTGGTCTTTCGGGAGATGCCAATGACTTTTTGGAGCAGTCTCAGCAATATATAAAAGGTGCTGAGGAAGCAGAAGCAAAAGTTACAGAAGCGGCAGAAAAAACTTGCAGCGAACAAATTAATTACGTTAAAACGCTTGTTGGAACTTCTAAGAAGTATAACGAAGATTGGTATAACAATCAGGTTAAAGCCGCATTTAAAACAAAGAAAGAAACTATTGAAGCGGCAAAGAAAACCACAAGTCAGACTGTCGGTATAATTGAAAAGCATTATCAACAGTTGAATTTTTCGGGTACTCAGTATCTTAATGATAATAAAACAATTAACGATAACATTGCTAAAGCAGATGAAAATTATAAAAAGAAGTTAAAATCAAACGGTGAATGGTATAATGCCGAATATGCAAAAATCAATGCTAATCAGTGGGATTCTTCTAAAAAGTATGCAGAGCTTAAAGCTAAATACGAAAAAAAGCAAGAAGATGCCACGAAGGAATATACTGATACTTTAGCTGGTTATCAAACCAAACTCACAGAAGTTTGGAACGAAGAAACAAGTAAAGAGATTGATTCGATTCTTAATCTTGCTAAAAAAACCACAGAGGGCGGAGAAAAATGCTCAGATACCACAGCGAGAAGTGTATATGAAACAAGAGAAGCTTTAAAAAATCTACCATATGATGTAAGAGAAAAACTTGGCGACACTTATGATGAATGGATAAAGGCTTTTGACAGCTTACCACCTGAGATGTATGAGCAAGGAAAAGCGGCTGCGGAAGCTTTGAAAAAACCAACAGGTAGAGAGCTAAGTAACGATATGTCTAAAAATGGCGAAGAATCTATTACAAGCTTAGAAAATGGAATTTTATCAAAAATACCAGGTTTGTCACCCGTTGCGAATATTGTAGCAAATGCAATAAAGAATCCTACGGGCAGAAGTTTAAGCAATGATATGCATACAAACGGTAAAAATACCGTTATTGGTCTTATAAATGGCGTATTATCTCAGTTGCCTGGTTTGTCAAATGTAGCAAATATAGTTGCCAGTGTATTTGGTGGCACATACCAAGGTTATAACAAAATTAACTCTCCATCGAAATTAATGCGTTCATTTGGACAGTACACTGTAGAAGGCTTGGAACTTGGTTTAAAAGATAGAGCTGAAAAACTTGCAGGTATAGCTAAAGATTTAGCTGAATCTGTATCAGGAACTATATCAAGTGGCTTAAACAACGATATAATGCTTGATACCAATGCAGAAATGACCGCAAGGCTGAAAACTGCTGTATTTGCACAAGCAGGAGAGATAGGCGTAAGTGTAGCAAACAGAAACGCTAATAACTACGATACTCAATCAGATAGCAATGGTTCTGTAAAGGCGAGCGGAAATATAACAACTCACATGAGCATTGACGGCAGAGAGTTTGCAGTGGCTACGGTACCTTATATTGACGAGGAACTGGCATTTATAAAGGGGTGATAAACTTGGTTGAAATGATGATTGATAATAATAACATCGCAGAATACGGTGCAAGGCTATTAAGTTTTAGTATTGGTGGCACTGAATTAACAACAGCAACAAGTGCAAGCTATAACGCTAATTTTCCTAAGCTTTTTCATACTGATTACGGACAACGAGTTATAAGTACCGTACTTGTTTTTAAACCTCAAACACAGCAAAATGGTATGCTCGCTAAAATGCACGCAGCAGCATTGCAAAAATCAAGGCTTGATAATCTTCTGTTCGGAAACGTCGTTGATATATCGTTGCCAGACGGATATTTTTACAGGTGCGTACTTAATTCTATAAGTAATGAAAGCTTTGATGGTGATTGCCTTGAAGTTACATATTCGTTCACAGGCACAAGGCACTTATCATTAGCAACTATAAAAGGTTCAGAATTGCATTGCTCATCAACAGTTGATACAGATTGCAGAATAACAGCAACAATTACTGGTTGCAACGATAATACAAGACTTCAATTTATTATGTCATATGGCTCTAATTCAGTTTCTTATTCTATGAATAAGGTTAATTCAGGAGATGTTGTTGTGTTTGATGGCATAAACTGCAAGGTTACAAAAAACGGACTTAATGCTTTCGGAGATTCTAATGTTGTAGAATTTCCAAAGCTACGCCCAGGCAAAAACATATACATAGCTCAACACTCATCACCAGTAAAAGTTGAGTTTGTAACTGAATATTATCCTACATTTATATGAGGTGAATTATGAAAGCAATGAAATTATATAGCGGAAGCAAGGTTTATCCGCTATCGTGCATATCGAATTGGTGCATAACATCATCGCTTGGTGGCAGTAAAACAATGCAGTTTGACATATCACCGCAAAGCCCAGAATATCGCCTGATAGCCGAAGAAGAACGCATTGAATATGATGGTACTTATTACAATATCAAGAGCATAAATGAACGCAGAACAATAGCTACTGTTAATGCTGAAATCGACCTTGACGAACTAAAAAGTAAGATATTTAGCACCTTTAAGTATGATACTATAAGCCTCGTTCAAGCTATGTCGACAGCACTTGACGGCACGAACTGGAGCGTGGTCGGTGCAGGTCTTGTTACTGCAAAACGCAGTTTTGATTTAACAGATGTTACACCACTCGATATTGTTAATAATTGTACAAATAAAACAATGTACAATGTATCTTTTGATGTGGATAATATACGCAAAATACTTAATGTTTCCGTGCCAGCAACACTTGCAAATAATGTATTTTTTAGTGATGAGTTAAATTTAAAAGAGCTGACTTTCAAAGGCTCTTCAAGTGGCTTTGCTACCCGTCTTTATGCTTATGGCAAAGACGGGTTATCTTTTGCCAAAATCAACAACGGGAAAGAATATATTGATAATAACTCTTACAGCGATAAGGTTATCGCTACTGTTTGGAGAGATGAAAGATATACGAAAGCTGAAAGTTTACTTGTAGATGCTCAGGAAAAGCTAAAAGAATTAGCTGTACCGGAACGGTCTTATGTGTGTGAAATTATCGACCTTGCAAGACTTAATAAGATAGAATATTCTGAATTTTACATAAGACTTAACAGCGTAATTATACTTATAGACCGCAGAAGAAATAAACGCCTTGAGCATACAGTTATTGAGATTAAGGAATATCCGAACGAGCCAATCAATAACACAGTTACTCTTTCAACCTCGCCTGAAAAAATTTCAAAAAAGCTCATTGATAATAATACGAGAATCAATCAATTAAGCTCAACAGTAGATAAACAGCCAACCGCTTGGCAAAAAGCGATAGAAACCGCAACAGCGTTAATTACAGGTGCAAGCGGCGGATATGTTGTACTTAATCCGTCCGAAAAACCGTCTGAACTGCTTATTATGAACGCACCGGATATAAACACAGCAACTAAGATATGGAGATTTAATATGAATGGTTTTGGATATAGCAGTAATGGCTATAATGGACCTTTTCCGCTTGCAATGACTATGGACGGTGCTATTGTTGCAGATTTCATTACTACTGGAACGCTTAATGCTGACATTATTAAAGCTGGCACACTACAAGGTATCAAAATTATAGCTACAACAGGCTCTATTGCTGGCTGGAAGATGGAAAGCGGCGTTCTTGTGTCTGATGACGGAACAATGAAATTAGACAGCGTAAATAATACAATTACAGTCAATAACAGTGTTGGCAGCAAACTTATGACTGTAAGTAAGGAGGGCATCAAGTTTTGGCGTGGTGACACTGAGGTGGGTCAGATTGGTATTCGTGGCGGTGATACTGGGCAGTATGGTCTTACATTTGACCTGATAGACGGCGATGCAATGACCTGGAGTGTGTACGATAAAAGTCAAAAAGTATATGTAAATAAGCTTAGATACACCGAATCAGAGGGCTTAAATGTAAGCAGTAACTTTACTTGCAATCAACTCTTTGGTCATAATGTAACGGATATTGATTTAGGTAACGGCTTACACGCCTGGGGATATAATGAATAGGGGTGATTAGATGATTAGTATAATCAGAGGCACAACACAAAATTTGTTGATTACAATTACTGATGAAGTAGGGGAAATATATAAACTTCAAAACGGAGATGTACTCAGATTTGGTATAAAGCGTAATTGGCAAGATACAGATTATGGTGTTTGCAAAGAAATAACAACTAATAATTTGCAAGACGATGGGTATATTATCGCTCTTGCTCCTGAGGATACTCTTAATTTACTTGCTGAAAATTATTACTTTGATGTCGGTTTACAAACTGCCGACGGTGATTACTATATGATAATCCCTTGTAGTCGGTGCGTAATAATGCCCGCTATAACGCAAAAGGAGGCTACACAATGATAGCTTTAAAAGGACAGATAAAACAGGTGCAACATCTATCAGCCAAGCTTGGCAAGCCCACAGGTGGCAAGTCAGACCATTATATAGCTAAGCCGCTACATTTTGCAGTAAAGACACACACATTTAGTACACCAATAGAGTATTATAATCTACCGGATATAATAAGTGGCAAAACAATAGAAATAATCAGTGGCACTAAATCACTTGATAATCCATCAATTTTTGTGTGCAGGAAAGTAAATGGTATAGAATTGTATAGTTTGCCTGATAACACTTGCGATACAATTGCGATTACAGATGGTATTGTATCATATGAACAAAAGTGTGGCCACGCTATAATTGATGGAAACACTCAAATTACTGCAATTATAAAAAGTGGGGATACAAGAGTTGCGAATGGATTTTTTGCGATAGGCTATAAAAAAACAACATTTAATGATTTGATAGAACCACAGGCAACAAATGTATATTGCAATAGATTATCTGTAAGTAAGCAAAAAGCTTTAACTGCTGTAACTGAAACGGCAATATACATAAACAGCTCGCAAGCACTTTATATCGTTTTGCCGACAGGGACTTGTGATGAAGATAGTGAAAGCGTTGTCGAATGGCTCAACAATCATAAAATCGAAATTATATATCCCATCGCTGAATTAAGTACAACATCAAACTTAGATAATGAGGAGGAAATATTATGTCTTATGTGAATAAAATTATAAGCATAAACGGAACAGAAAAGGATTTTATAAAAGCATTTGCGAATGAATTAACATCAGCAGATAACAGAATTACTTGCGAAACAGATATTGACGCAGAGTTTGCTAATGAAGATTCATCTCATATCATTACTGTAATTTTTGATGTGAATAACTGCTATAAGATAAAGCTTATAAGAGCCGTGGCGATTAATAGGGCAACTTCTCAATATAATATACAGACAGTAATCAATAATGTGGATAAATCAAGTGCAGGCTTGCTTTTTTTAGGTGCTACGAAATTCGTAACAGATATAGCAACGAGAACATTTAACTTTATGTTAATTTCAAACGATAATGCAATAGCAATTTTATTCGGTGGTTATAATCGCACTTTGCCGAATACTTATGACTACAATTTAATGTCATATCACGAGCAGGACTTTAATGTTACAGCTTGTAATTTAAATAGTATAGCAAGCGAATCGGAGTTTATTCGTACAGATGAAAATCATCAGGGCGAAACTTATAAAATAACTAATCGTTTGCTTTATAGTCGAGATGAAAATGTAGAAATTATAGAAAGTAAACCGCTTGTGCAAAATAATATTGCAGTACACGATATGAAAAATGTGTATGATTGCTCAAATGTCACAGCAGGAAGCATATTGATTATTGATAGCAACAAATACTTCGCTGTTGATAGCAATACATTGATTAAAACTTAATTGAGAAGAGGTGATGAAAATTGAATGTTGAAATTATACTAAGTTTATTATCTGCACTTTGTTCGCTTATAGGCTCTCTTGGCGGTATTTTAGTTACTTCAAAGCTTAATCTCTACCGTCTTGAGCAGCTTGAAAAAAAGGTTGACAAGCATAATCATCTTGTTGAGAGAATGTACGAAATCGAGAAAACTGTCACAACGGCAACTCGTCTTTACGACGAAGAAATCAAGGTTATCAACCACCGTATAAACGACTTAGAACAAGATTCAAAATGAAGGGAAGGAGAGGTTAAATATGATGAGTACAAAAGCTAAAAAATGGATTAAAGCAGCAGGCATAAGAGCAATTAGAACAGTTGCTCAGACAGCAGTTGCTACAATTGGTGTATCAGCAGTTATGCAAGATGTAAACTGGGCTATGTTAGGCTCTGCAAGTTTACTAGCTGGCATTTTATCTGTGTTAACGAGTATTGCGAGCTTGCCAGAAGCGGAGGACTGAACGGATTAAACAATGAAAGGAAGTATTATTATGTCAACAAAATTAAGAGGCATTGATGTATCATATGCTAATGACAAAATTGATTGGAGTAAGGCAAGCAAAGGGATAGACTTTGCTATTATTCGCTGTGGTCTTGGCTCGGAATTCCCTGACCAGGTAGACGAGCAGTATCGTAATAATGCAAACGGCTGTACAAAGTACAATGTTCCATTCGGTATATATCATTTTGCATATTGTGTAAATGCAGAAGCGGCAAAGAGAGAAGCAGACTTCGCTATTAAGCTTGCAAAGGAATACAAAGGCTGCAAATTTATTGCTTATGACATTGAGGAGGACACTCTTCGTTATTGCCGCCAGCAGGGAGTAGTACATACAAGAGCAAGTCTTACAGCGTGTGCTAAGGCATTTCTTGAGCGTGTTAAGTCAGCAGGCTATACACCTGTGCTATATGCTAACTACGATTATATCAATAACAGATATAATTATAGTGAACTTAGCAAGTATTATTTATGGCTTGCTTATCCTGGTGCAAGCTCCGCAGGTCGTGACTGTGGCACTTGGCAGTATAGCTGGACGGGCAAAATAAGTGGCATTATCGGTGATGTAGATATGAATTATATGTATGATGATATAGTAACTTCTAAGACATCTACCAAACCCGCAACAACTAAGCCAGTTACAAAGCCAAGCAATGTTAAAAAGACGGATTACTCCGTCAAGGTTACAGCTCAGGCTGGGCTTAATGTTCGCAAAGGGGCAGGTACAAACTACAACATAATCACTGCTCTAAAATGCGGTACTGTGGTAACAGTAAGCAAGGCATCAGGTAACTGGGGCTATGTTGGCAAGTATGGTGGTTGGATATGCTTAGATTACACTGCTAAGGTCAGCACAACTTCGACTGTAAAATCTGATAAAGTTTATTATACGGTTAAGAGTGGCGACACACTCAGCTACATCGCATACAGATACAACACAACCGTGGACAAGCTTGTATCGCTTAACAACATCAAGAACAGAGATTTAATCTATGTTGGTCAGAAGATTAGAGTAAAATAAAAATATTTAATTAAATATTATACTTAAATCCCATCTTTGGAAATGTTTTTTTCAAGGGTGGGATTTTTTTATTGCACAAATATTATTTTTAAAATAATTATTAAAAAAATTATTAAAATTGATAATATTGAATAAAAATTGTAATAAGAGTATAATAAAAATAAATGTATTATTTTTATTATTAATAAGGAGGATATAATGGAGTTTGCAAAAACTAAAGAAGATATAAGTATTAGTTACATATCTGCACTATGTGCATATTCTGGTATATCATATGAAATTATTCGTCATGATGACAATAGTACAGACGGAATGCTAATGAAAAGATTTAATTTTGACACAGGGATGCGTTTTGATGCGCAACTTCGAATACAATTAAAATGCACATCATCTACATCACAATATAAAGATAATGGAAAGGAAATAACATATAAATTAAAGGTTAAAAATTATAATGACTTATGCACTAAAGCTACTACACCTATTATTTTAGAGCTATTAGTTTTACCAGAAGATGATAAACAGTGGATTAATTGGTCGAAAGATGAATTACTTATGAAAGGGTGTATGTATTGGGCAGAATTTTCAGAAAAAGCTGACAGTTCTAATGTGGGAACCGTAAGCGTAAAGTTGAATAAAAATAATGTTATAAATTCAAATACATTATTAAAAATGCTTGAAAAGATTGCAAAGGAGGAGTGGCCATGATTTATTCAGTTAATTTTATAGATATGACAGAAAAAATAAATCCACTCGCTTTTGTACGATATTTATCAGATACTAATTGGAAATTATATCCAACTAAGAAAACATATATCAAGATATTTCAGTATGAAAGTGGAAGCGAATTTTATCAAGCGATTATACCGATAGATAAAAGTCTTTCTGATTATAAACAAGCAATGTATAAAGCTGTTGAAACTGTATCCAAAAAAGAAAAAAAGTCATTAGAACAAATGATGCTTTATTTACTTAATCCTAATACAGATATTTTGAAGATACGCCTTGATAAATCAGGAATTGAAGCTGGAAATATTTTATTTGATGATGCAATTAAAATATATGAAAATGCCAAAAGATTATTAGCAACAGCAACACTTGATATATTAAATCCTAAAATATATCACCAAGGAAGAACTGATGAAGCGGTGGTTAAATTTCTATCTAATTGTAAGTTTGGACAAACTGAAATTGGAAGTTATGTTGTATCCGTAGTATGTCCCTTTGCAGAATTAAATGAAAACGATGAATATAAGCAATTAAGCATTTTTTCTGATGAAGAGAAGTGTGCAAGTTCTTTAACTCGAAAAGTTACTAATAAAGTTATGAGAAATATTTCAACAATTAAAAATTCTATAGATGATGGAAAAATAAATGAGTTAATTGAATTTAAGGATGAGAATATAATTAGTGTTAATTTTTTTGAAGCGTTAAATGGACTTGATTTAGAAAATGAAAATACAGATATTGAATTCATTGCTGAATGGTCACCAGTTGTAAGAAATTCTGAAAAAATTCAAAATGATATTTTATTAACACACGATTATTATCAACCTATTACAACAATAATAGATAAACTTAAAGATGAAGTAAAAAAGACATCAAAAATTTTTGGAAGAATAAAAAAATTAGAATCTTCTCCATTAGTTGAAACTAGAACAAAAGGTAAAGTAACAGTTGTTTATTTAGATGAAAAAAATAAATCAAAAACAGTTACAGTTGAATTAGAAAAAAACGATTATGATAAAGCTATTATAGCACATGCAGAGGGAAAATATGTAGAAATAATAGGAGAATTGACAATAAGTAAAAAATCTAAAATGATATGTAGTTCATTTAGTATTATTGATTGAGTATGATTTATTTCAAAGATTAATATTTATCAAATGACTAAGAGCCGTATCTACACAAGTGTGTGGGTACGGCTCTTTTTTGTTTACTATAATTTTTGATTTTTGCTGTGTTATAGCTCACATTAAAACGCAGATTAAAGCTAAATAAAACAATGACAATGTTCGTAAGAAAATAACAAATAACTAACAAAAATCCCTTTAAAAGCGCATAAATACCGCAATATCAAATCACCCGCACCCATAACTTTTAGAATCCCATAAATACTGAAAATACAGTGTTTATGGGATTTTCTTTGCTTTAAATTCGTTAAAAACAAGCTTTTAAGATATATATAACTAACAAATAACTAACACGCAACTAACAAAAAAATTACCCATACAACTTTGAAAAATGTATGGGCAAAATTGCTATGAATCATATTAAATTTATTGTGTTTATAAGTTCTTGAATTTCAATGTGAGTATATACTTTTTCAGTTAAATTCATTATTGATTTATGACCGACTATTTTCTTGATAACTGTTTGATTAGCGTTTTTTTGCACAAGCTGGCTTATGCAGGTGTGACGAGTTTCGTGTATAGTATGATTCATACCCAGACTAATCATAAGATTATTGAAATAGTTTTTTCTGAAGTTATCATATACCATTCTTTTGCCATCTTCGGTACAAATTACATATTTACATTTGGAATGTTCAAGAAAATATCTCCAAAATGGAAGAACCTTATCAGCTATCGGAACAATTCTTATTCCTGAATCGGTTTTAGATGCACGAACATAAAAATACTGTTCATCAATATGTAAATCTTCTTTCGCTAAGTTTAGAAGTTCTGAAACTCGAACACCGCTATATATTAGCATAAGAACTATTTTTAAACTATCTATTTTTTGAGCTTTCCAGAGCTGTTCTATCTCTTCTGTCGAAAATGCGTTCTTTGGCTTAGAATCATACTTGACATTTATTTTCAAGCCTTCCGCATAATTTTTCTTTATGCAGTCATGTTGTATACACCACTTGAAAATTTTATTAAACAGAATATGTACTCTCTTAACGCTTGCGTAACTTAATTGCAAGTTATCTAATATATTTTGCATATGAATAGGTCTTATATCTAACATTTTCATATTATGAAGTGCTTCACAATGCTTGTATGCAGCTTCATAGTTTCGCCGTGTAGATTTATTTGTATCTTCATTAAATTCATCCGCATACCATTTTTCATATATTTCAGCAAAGGTTATTTTTCCAAGTTCAAGGTCATATGGATTGAAATTATAGTCTGCTAATGCCTGCAATGCTTGCTGACGAGTAGCATAATAGCCTATGATAGAATATAGCTGTTTGCCGTTATCGTCATAGCCTCTTGTTTTTCGTGCAATGTATGGCTTTCTTCGTTTTCCAGAAAGTTTATATACACTGCCATATCCGTTTGGTAATCTCATATTAACACTCCTTTTCTTAAAAAAGGGTGCAAAAATCCCTTGTAATAAATCAGTTGAAAAATTACAAGAGCTATGGTATTATTATAAAGATAAACGACCAATTTATCTTTATATCATTGCACCCGTTGTAATGGTTTCCGCTCTCGCCGACTGGTACTCGGTGGGAGCGGTTTTTTATTTGTTTTTGTAAAACTTAAATGACATTTTCGTCCACTAATTATAGTAAGTAATTAAATAACAAAAACCAAAGAATTATTCTTAAGAAACTGTTTTTTAATTATAGGTTTAAACTTATCAATCAATGCTTTATCGTTTGCATTGTTGCCATAAAATGATCTGTTTTTATTTAGTGTATTAACACGCTTTAGGGCGGATTCATAAGAAACATTAAAATTATCATATATTTCGTTAGAATTTAATCTACCTTTATAATTCACTATATATCTTAGCACCGATTCAGGGGTTACAACTTGTGCAGCGAAAAAGTTAGCCTCTATTTCCTCAATATCGCCATCAGAAGTATGATTAAGATATATATGACCAACTTCATGAATAATACCCCAATGTTTTCTTTCTTCACAACAGCCAGAATTGTCATAAAGAATTATATTATACCCATATTTTTTTAATACACAGCAACCACTTATTTCTTTGCAAGTAAAATCGGCAACTGGGCGATGTACAATATTTGCATAATGCTGTACTGAATCAATAATTATTTTTTTGCCAGAAAACTTAAATTTTCTGACATCTATATAAAGACTGTCAAAGGATTGTTCAAGCAATAAATTTGTTGCCTCGTTGTAAGCTTTAGAAAAATCAGGTTTCATTTAATCCTCCTTTTTTATACCTAATGCATCTAAATAGGTATCTACTGTATCCTCAAAATTCTCAATAAGTCTTTTACGAGTATCATCTGGTATTTTTTCTAAATGTCTTGCTAATAGTAAAAGTTTTTTTTCGTTATCATTATATTGGGTAGTTTCTTTATTTAGATTTTCATTATATAATTCGCTTCTTGGTTCAAAACTACCCATAATATCAGTTTTTAAAGCCAACCAATTTTGATCTACATCAAGTTGTTTTGCCATTGCATGAAGAACAGGAATTTTTATGCTTGAAATTTTGCCGTTTTCATATCTTTGGATAGTAGACTTATTCAACCAAAGTAAATTTCCTAATTCTTCTTGCGTCATATTTAGTTCTATCCGTCTTTGTTTTATACGCTTGCCTATTTCAAATTTTTTATCCATAATTTATACCTCCTTCTTCTTTAATATGATTATACTATAAGCGATTGCACAATGCAATATAAAAAATGAAATAAAATAAAAAAAAGTTGCGAAATGCTATTGACATTTGCACGGAGCTATGTTAATATGTACATACGATAAGTTGCATAACTCAACAGAAAGGAAAAGAAAAATGGTAAATGCTAACAAAATAAAAGGTAAAATGAAAGAACTTGAAATCACTCAAGCTGATGTTGCGAAACGCTTGAATATAGCACAATCTACAGCAAATCAAAAGATAAATAATGTTAGACCTTTTAATTTGGATGAAGCGGAGATTCTTGCAAAAATGCTTCATATTGATTCTGGGGAATTTGGAATATATTTTTTTGCTTAATAAGTTGCGTTACTCAACTAAGAAAGGGTGATAACAAATGAAAGAATTAATACCCAAGGATAGCTATGGAGTGTTTGCGGACAACCACGATACAGCAAGAGTTGACAGCTTGTTTGTGGCAAAGTTTTTCGAGAAAAGACACGATAATGTTATTCGTGACATCGAGGCTCTTGATTGTTCAGATGAGTTTCGACTCCTCAACTTTGAGGAGTCCTCATATAAGAACGAGCAGGGCAAGAAACAACCTTGCTACTATATGACCCGTGACGGTTTTACATTTCTCGCTATGGGTTATCGTGGAAAGAAAGCAGCCTATTTCAAAGAACTGTACATTAAAAGATTTAATGAAATGGAACGCTTTATTAAAACACTTGTTGCAACAAGAAAAGAATTTCCATTACTAACTGAGAACATCAAGCTACTGCACGATAACCCGAAGCCGTATCATTTCAGCAACGAGTGCGATATGATTAACCGCATTGTAACAGGAATGTCGGCAAAGCAATTCAGACAAGTACACGGCATTGAAAAAGGTAAGAGTATAAGACCTTATCTGACCAATGAGCAAATACAGCTTATGGAAACATTGCAAAAGGTTGATGTTGGATTGCTTGTAGCTGTTTCTGATTACGAACAGCGCAAACGCTACCTTGAATGGTACAAGCTGAAACTTGGAGAAAAGTCAGCTTAGCTCATAACAGCTTTGGACACAGTGAGAGGGGGTGAGGAAAATAGAAATATTAGGAACAACCTTATTAGTAGTTATTGTTTCTGCTCTTTCTTCTTTGATAACAGGTAAAATAATAGCCGTCTATTTCTTTAAGATAATAGACGACTTCGCAGAGCAAATGTTGGAGATGATTATGGATTTGGTTTCTTATTGGGTAAAGGGTTCAGGCAAACAGAAATAAAGGTATTCCCTAATGGAGTTAATTGAACCACACCTTTTTCATAATGTAAATAATATTTTTCCTTGTTGGTTATCTCAGAATATTTGTCACTAACAATAGGTTGTTTAATTAATAAAAGGAGGTGAGGTTATGTCTTCAAAAAGAATAAGCGTAGCTGAGGCGGCAAAGATAATGGGCGTAAGCCCACAGTTTGTAAGAATAGGCTTGCAAAGAAACTTGTTGCCTTTTGGTTTTGCAACTAATATGGGCGGTGGTTGTAGATATACATACTACATAAACCCAAAGGAATTTCAGGAATATCTTGGATTGAGTAAATCATGATGGAAAACCGCAAGCATTAGAAAGGAGGCAATATGAGTAAACTCAAAAACTTTTGCAAGAACCTCAGTCGCAAGAGCAAAGCTAAATCTGCAAAGCGAAAGACAGCAAAACTCGAAAAGCGTATGAATAAACTCGCTGAAAAAGCAGATAAAATCTGTAGAAATCGCTACGACTTTGAAATACTTGCAAACAAGATATTTGATAAGCGAGATTATCGCTTGCATATGGAAAGATTTAAGCCACACAATTACAAATTTGAGGAGAATTAAAAATGAATAAATATGAACTGTTACAAGATGACAAAATTGAGGTGAGCGGTCACATACTTTACAGAATAAAGGCTTTAAAAGACTTTTTTGGTGCGAAAGCTGGAGATTTGGGTGGATATATTGAGGGAGAGAGTAATCTATCTCATGAAGGTACTTGTTGGGTATATGACAACGCCTGTGTCTATGGCAACGCTCGTGTCTGTGGGAACGCTTGTGTCTGTGGCGACGCTCGTGTCTGTGACAACGCCTGTGTCTATGGCAACGCTCGTGTCTGTGACAACGCTAAAATAAATAAAATTAGCGATGTTTTATGTATATCACCTATTGGAAGTAGAAACGATACTACAACATTTTTCAAAACTAAGGACGGCAATATCTGTGTAAAGTGCGGGTGCTTTACTGATACAATTGATAAGTTTTTAGAAGCTGTCAGTGAAACACACAAAGATAATAAGCACGCTAAAGCATACAAGTTAGCTTGTGAGCTTGCAAAAATACAGATTGGAGGATAAAGTCGATGAATAAGCTAAAAAAGAAAAATCGCCTCCAGAGCTGCCACTCTGGGGACGATACAAAAAGAAAAACATTTACTGTTAAGAGTGTAACACATGAAGCAGATAAAATCAAGTGCGTGGTTGCAACTAAAGAGCTGAATGCTTATCAAAAATCTGTTATCAGAAGAATTTACTATGCAAGCCACAAAAGACACAGTCTTATTTCTAATCTCAAGAATCTTTCGTTCTGTACATATAGTGTTGCTTTAAGGTATCTAAGAGAGATTAGATTTATTGATAACGAAGACTATTACAGTCTGATGACGGAGGTAGAAAGATGAATATTGAATCAGTAAAAATTGATACGCTTGAAATCGAAAATGTTAAGCGTATTAAAGCTGTAAAAATAGAGCCAACAGAAAACGGATTGACAGTAATAGGTGGAAAGAATAACCAAGGTAAAACATCTATTTTGGATGCAATAGCCTGGGGACTTGGTGGGGATAAACTTAAACCATCAGAACCCCAGCGTAATGGTTCGGTAGTACCACCTCATCTTAAGTTTACGCTTTCAAATGGATTGATTGTCGAAAGAAGCGGAAAAAATAGCACTTTGAAAGTAATAGACCCGAATGGAAACAAAAGCGGTCAACAATTACTTAATAGTTTTGTTGAACAATTTGCATTGAATCTTCCAAAGTTTCTCGATGCCACTGCGAAAGAAAAAGCTAATATCTTACTGAAAATAATAGGTGTAGGAGATAGGCTTTATCAGCTGGAGAGTGAAGAAACTGCGCTGTATAACAAGCGTCATGCTATTGGGCAAATTGCTGACCAAAAAATGAAGTTCGCTAAAGAAATGAAATTTTTTGAAGGTGTGCCAACAGAAACTATTTCTGCAAGTGAATTGATTATGCAAGAACAAGAAATACTTGCGAAGAATGCAGAAAATCAGCGTCTTAGAGAAAATGCTAAAAAGCTTGAAGAACAGGCTAATGAAATTAGCGAACGCATACAGGCAGATAATAAGTTGCTTACGAAAGTACTTGCACAGCTTGAAACTGCTCGCAAGTCGACGGCTTTTTTGCATGATGAGAGTACAGCTGAACTTGAGGCTAACATTGCAAATGTTGAAGAAATCAATCGCAAAGTAAGAGCAAATCTTGAAAGACAAAAAGCAGAACTTGATGCAGAAGAATATCAAATGCAGTATGAATCCTATACAAAAGATATAGAGGCTATAAGACAGGAAAGAATGGCTATGCTAAATAATGCAGATTTGCCACTTCCTGGTTTGTCAGTTGAAAACGGAGAACTTACATATAAAGGCTTCAAATGGGACAACCTTAGTGGTTCTGAACAACTGAAAGTAGCTACTGCGGTAGTCAGAAAATTAAATCCGAAGTGTGGCTTTGTATTGCTTGATAAACTTGAACAAATGGATTTAGATACGCTGAATGAATTTAGCATTTGGCTTAAGCAGGAGGGCTTACAGGCAATAGCTACAAGAGTTTCAACAGGCGATGAATGTTCTATTATAATTGAAGATGGATATATTAAAAACGATTCTGAAACATTACAAGAAGTAAAGGAATCTAAAAAAACTTGGAAGGCAGGAGAATTTTAATGGCAGTAAGAAAAATAGAGGATAAAGCTAACAGCAGTTGCATTATTAAGTGCAATCCACATAGAGAACTTGCAAGCGGATACACAAAAGTAAAGATTATGCCTGAAAATTACTCAAAAATAATCCTTATTGCAGGTATGACAGGCAAGACAATTCAAGAGGTTACTAATGAGCTTCTTACATATGCAGTAAAAAACACAAAGATTGAACACGAAGACGGTTTCATAAATCTTTCAAAGTTTGAGGAGGAATAAAAATGCAAATAATTGATGGTGCTATTCAGTCAGCACAGAAGGTTGTAGTTTATGGTCCTGAAGGAATCGGAAAAAGCACCTTTGCTTCAATGTTCCCGAATCCTATTTTTATTGATACGGAAGGAAGTACAAAAAAGCTTTCAGTAAAGCGATTTGAACGCCCAACGTCTTGGGAAATGCTTATCAGTCAGGTTCAGTATGTTAAAAGCAATTATAAAATTCTTAATTGCAGTACTCTTGTTATTGATACTGCCGATTGGGCAGAACGGCTTTGCTCAACACATGTTTGTGCTAAAGCTAAGAAGAACGGAATTGAAGATTTTGGTTATGGTAAAGGTTATACATATCTTGCAGAAGAATTTGGAAAACTTCCGAATCTTTGTGAAGATTTAGTTGAGCTTGGCATAAATGTAGTAATTACTGCACATGCACAAATGCGTAAATTTGAGCAACCAGACGAAATGGGCAGTTATGACAGATGGGAACTTAAGCTTACTAAATATGTATCTCCTATCATTAAAGAGTGGGCAGATACTTTACTTTTTGCAAATTATCAAACTAATGTTGTCAAGGTTGATGATAAGAAGTATAAGGCACAAGGTGGTACAAAGCGTATTATGTATACAACTCATAATGCTTGCTATGATGCCAAGAATCGTGACAACTTGCCAGAAATGCTTCCGTTTGAATATGGGGCAATAAAAAGTACCATATACGATAGATTATCAGCAGAGCCGGCTGTTACTGAAGACAACGGTATTAAAGAGTATAATTTTAAAAATACTCCACCGGCTACTCAGAAGGCTACTGCAGATGAACTTATCAATGACCTTGATAAAATGGTTGATACAGCGCCGAGGAGAGAGCCTGAACCAACAAGACAAATAACCGATGAACTACCAGACTATATACCGAAATCGCTTGCAGACCTTATGAAAGCAAATGATGTAAGTGAAGCTGAGATACAAGAAGTAGTTGCACAGCGTGGATACTATCCGCAAGACACGCCTATAGCGAAGTATGACAGTGATTTTATTGATGGTTGTCTTGTAGGTGCGTGGAATAAGATGTATCCACTCATTGTATCAAATAGAGATTTACCAATATAATTTTAAAGGAGTAATGTATTATGTCAGATTTTGAAAGAGAATTAAACTGGGACGATGAAATTTCACAAGAAAGTGAATTTACACTTCTTGAAGATGGAGATTATGATTTTGAGGTTACTAAGTTTGAGAGAGGTCGCTCGAACGGCTCAGAAAAAATACCAGCAAGCAATATGGCAATTCTTACACTGAGAGTCAGCAATGGTTCAGCATCTACAAGCTTTATTGAAAGATTAATACTTCATACAAAAATGGAATGGAAGTTATCACAGTTTTTCTGCTCTATTGGTCAGAAAAAACATGGTGAACCGCTTAGAATGAACTGGAATAAGGTTTTGGGTGCAAAGGGTCGTTGTAAGGTCTATGTAGATACTTACACCACTGATAGAGGTGAAGAGCGTAAAACTAACAAGATTTCTAAGTTTTATGATTTTCAAGGAAGCCAGCCAGAACAAACAGCTAAGCCCAAATGGTCGGCAGGTGATTTCTAATGGAATTAAGACCATATCAGCAGGAAGCAAAAACAGCGGTATTTGAGCAATGGGAGCAAGGGTTCAAGAGAACCCTTGTGGTTCTTCCCACAGGTTGTGGAAAGACTATTGTTTTCGCAAAAATTACAGAGGATTGTGTAAGAAAGGGCGAAAGGGTTCTGATACTTGCACACAGAGGTGAGTTACTTGAACAAGCTTCGGACAAGCTGTTTAAAGCAACAGGACTTAAAAGCTCTGTTGAAAAAGCTGAAAATTCTTGTCTTGATTCTTGGTATAGAGTAACGGTTGGTTCTGTTCAAACACTAATGAGAGAAAAGCGTTTACAGCAATTTGATGAGAGCTATTTTGATACAATTATTATTGATGAGGCACACCATTGTATCTCAGACAGTTATCAGCGTATAATAAACTATTTTTCAGATGCACATATTTTAGGTGTTACAGCGACACCAGACCGAGGAGATATGAAAAATTTAGGCTCGGTTTTTGATTCACTTGCGTATGAATATACCTTGCCAAAGGCAATCAAAGAAGGCTATTTAAGTCCAATTAAAGCTGTTACGATACCTTTAAAATTAGATTTATCGGGCGTGGCTACACAAGCAGGGGATTTTAAAGCAAGCGATATAGATACAGCTTTAGACCCTTATTTATATCAAATAGCAAAAGAAATGAAAAATTACTGTAAGAATCGAAAGACAGTTGTTTTTTTACCACTTGTTAAGACTTCTAAGAAATTTAGAAATATACTTAATGAAAATGGATTTCGTGCAGCCGAGGTCAATGGTGAAAGTGAAGATAGAGCAGAAGTATTGGCAGACTTTGACAGAGGAAAATACAATGTACTTTGTAATTCAATGTTACTTACAGAGGGTTGGGATTGTCCTTCAGTAGATTGCGTTATTGTACTTAGGCCTACAAAAGTAAGAGGTCTGTATTGTCAGATGGTTGGGCGTGGTACCCGACTGTGTGAAGGTAAAAAAGATTTATTGTTGCTTGATTTTTTGTGGCATACAGAACGGCATGAGCTTTGCAGACCAGCTCATCTTATTTGCGAAAGTGAAGAAGTAGCAAAGAAAATGACTGAAAATCTTGCAGACAAAGCTGGCTGCGAAATTGATATTGAAGAAGCCGAGCAACAAGCAAACGAAGATGTAGTAGCTCAGCGTGAGGAGGCACTTGCCAAAACTCTTTCAGAAATGAAAAAACGCAAGAGGAAACTTGTTGACCCACTTCAATACGAAATGTCGATACAAGCAGAAGATTTAGCAAGCTATGTACCAGCTTTTGGCTGGGAAATGTCACCACCAACTGATAAGCAAAAAGCGAAGCTTGAAAAACTTGGAGTATTCCCTGATGAAATTGACAATGCAGGTAAGGCCCAAAAGCTTCTTGATAGACTTTCAAAGCGCAGAAATGAAGGCTTGACAACACCTAAGCAAATACGCTTTCTTGAAGGTAAAGGCTTTCAACATGTTGGAACTTGGCAATTTGAAAATGCTAAGAATCTTATCGACAGAATAGCCGCAAACGGCTGGCGTGTACCATCGGGAATAGATGTTAAAACTTATTCAGGAGTATAAAAAATGGAAGATATATTAAAAGCACTTGAATATATAAACCCTGCCACACTAAGCTATCAGGAATGGCTAAATGTTGGAATGGCTCTCAAGTATGAGGGTTGTTCCGCAGCCGTTTTTGATAATTGGTCAAGGTCGGACAGTCGCTGGCACAGCGGAGAGTGCCAACAAAAATGGAACAGCTTTAATGGCTCAGAAAGTCCTGTTACAGGAGCTACTATATTTCAGATGGCACGAGAAAATGGCTACAAGTCGCACGAAGGACACGAGCTTGACTGGGATAGTGAAATATCCTTTGAGGCTGACGGCGAGCCTGAAACAACCATAGAGGAGCGAGCCGACAAACAGCTTATCAGATACCTTGAAACTATTTTTGAATCTAATGAAAATGTTGGTTATGTTACAGAAACTTGGGAAAAAGACGGAAAATATTTACCTGCAAAAGGCAGCTATGATAGAACAGCAGGTCAGCTCATAGAGGCACTATCTAAATGTAATGGCGATATTGGTGCGGTATTTGGTGATTATAATACCAAGGCAGGAGCTTGGATAAGATTTAATCCACTTGACGGTACAGGAGTAAAAAACGAGAATGTTACAGACTATCGTTATACACTTGTTGAAAGTGATAATATGGAATTATCTAAGCAGAGGCAGATAATAGAAAACCTAAGATTACCGGTAGCTTGTCTTGTCTATAGTGGAAAAAAATCTATACATGCGATTGTTCATGTTGATGCAGGTAACAAGGACGAATATCGTAAGAGAGTAGAATATATTTATAAACGCTGTCAAGAAGCAGGAATGACGATTGATATTGCGAACAAAAATCCATCAAGGCTTAGTCGTATGCCAGGTGTGAAGAGAGGAGATAAAACTCAAGCACTTCTTGCAACGAATATGGGATTTAAAGATTTTTTGTCCTGGGAAGAATACATAGAAAGTATCAATGACAATCTTCCTGATGAAGAAAGCCTTGCAAGCGTGTGGGATAAGTTGCCTGAATTGTCACCACCATTGATTGAAGGAGTTTTGCGTCAAGGTCATAAAATGCTTATTGCCGGTCCTTCTAAGGCAGGAAAATCATTTGCACAAATTGAACTTTGTATAGCTATTGCAGAAGGAGAGAGATGGCTCAACTTCAAATGTGCACAAGGAAGAGTATTATATGTCAATCTTGAACTTGACAGGGCATCGTGTCTACATAGATTTAAAGATGTTTATATGGCTCTTAAAATACCTCCTAATAACCTCAAAAACATAGACATCTGGAATCTTCGTGGAAGGTCTGTGCCTATGGATAAGCTTGCCCCTAAGCTGATACGCAGAGCTAAACAGAAAGGCTATATAGCTGTTATAATCGACCCGATTTATAAAGTTATAACCGGAGATGAAAACAGTGCAGACCAAATGGCAGCATTCTGTAATCAGTTTGACAAGATATGCACAGAGCTTGGAACAGCGGTTATATATTGCCATCATCACAGCAAAGGTTCTCAGGTAGGAAAGCGTTCTATGGATATGGCAAGTGGTTCTGGTGTTTTCGCTCGTGACCCTGACGCTCTTTTAAATATGTCAGAGCTTATGCTTAACGATAATGTTATCAAACAACAGGAAAATAAGGCAGTATGTGAGATATGTATGAAATATCTTAGTCGCTTTGATAAGCTTGATATAGCTTCTCAAGATGATTTATGTAGTGAAGTTAAAATGCGTGAAGCATGCAAAAAAGCTCTATCGGATTTAACATTCAATAACATAATGCAAGAAGTTGAAATTGTGCGTAAACAAATCCAAAAGCGAACAGCATGGAGAGTAGAAGGAACGCTTCGAGAGTTTGCTAAATTTGAGCCTGTGAACTTATGGTTCGATTATCCTGTTCACATTGTAGATACTGTCGGAGTACTTAAAGATGTGAATTCTGAATCGGATATAAATTCTAAAAATTCTCCATATACAAGAAATTTCGGTAAGAAAAAAACTACCGAAGAAAAGAAAAAGGAACGCAATGAAGCCATAAAAGAAGCCTTTGATGCGTGTAATTTAGATGGTAAAGTTACAGTATCTGATATTGCAGAATATATGGGGACGACCGAAAAAACAGTCAGAAATAAGTTAAAATCACACGGTGGTTTTTGGGTTGACGGTGGAAATGTAGGATTAAAAGGAAAGGAAAATATCGAATAATTTTCCCTTCCGTCTTTTTGGAGGGAAAGGAAAATATCGAATAATTTTCCCTTCCGTCTTTTTGGAGGGAAAGGAAAATATCGAATAATTTTCCCTTCCGTCTTTTTGGAGGGGAAGGAAAATATCGATTAAA